CTTCCTAAGTTTAATTTTATCGGTAAAGCTGGAGAACTGGTAGAAAAATTCAAGATAAGGTTACCAGAATTACCTAAGTTTAATTTTATCGATAAAGCTGGAGAACTGGTAGAAAAATTCAAGATAAGGTTACCAGAATTACCTAAGTTTAATTTTATCGATAAAGCTGGAGAACTGGTAGAAAAATTCAAAATAAAGTTACCTGAGCTTCCTAAGTTTAATTTTATCGATAAAGCTGGAGAACTGGTAGAAAAATTCAAAATAAAGTTACCTGAGCTTCCTAAGTTTAATTTTATCGATAAAGCTGGAGAACTGGTAGAAAAATTCAAAATAAAGTTACCTGAGCTTCCTAAGTTCAATTTTATCGATGAAGCGGGACAAGTCGTTGAAAATTTATTAGAAAAATTCAAAATAAAGTTACCTGAGCTTCCTAAGTTTAATTTTATCGATAAAGCGGGACAAGTCGTTGAAAATTTATTAGAAAAATTCAAGATAAAGTTACCTGACATGCAACCTATACGAAGTGGCATTGCGGGCGCAATGATGCAATTCGATTTATTTTCAACTAATCTTCAAGAAACTGTCAAATCTTTTCCTAAGATACAAATAGAATTTCCCGAATGGATGAAAAATTTCAAAATGCCCGATTTCTCAGGCATTAAAACCTTTTTCGTAGGAACAGAAGAAGGTGGAGGAATAATAGGAAAAATAGCTAACTTTTTTTCTGGATTCAAAATGCCGGAAAAATTGTCAAAATGGTTATTAAAACCTTTAAAATTTCTTATAGGTCCAGTCTTAACATTTTTTGATTTTATCTTAGGTTTTTTAGAAGGATGGAAAGAAGTGTCGGAAAAAGACATGAAAGCTACCTTTGGAGAAAAGTTGTGGGGAGGTTTAGTAGGTGGAGTAGAAGGAATTATCAAAGGAATTTTAGGCGCTATAGATCTATTAGCAGGAAAAGTTCTTCCATGGTTACTAGAAAAAATGGGATTAGATGATGCTGCGGGATTTTTCAAGAAAGTTTTCAATGAAGAAGAAGGTGGAGGATTATCTAAACATGTAGATTTCAGTGCTTGGGGTAAAAAATTAGGAGAAGCTTTATTCAATGTATTCAACGTAATGATACCAGATGCTATAAAAAGCGTAACTGGAATGATAAAAAGTGGAAAACAATGGTTAATTGATAAACTGGGTTTAGGAAATATTTTTGGAGAAGACGCAAAAGGCATCGATTTTAGTAAAATACTCGATAAATTCAAAATCAATTTCTCAATTCCAGAAATTAAATTTCCAGATATAAGTGCGTCAATAAAAAATTATGGAGTACAATTAGCAACAAAAATAGGTAGTTTACTACAACGTGTTTTTGATAGTATTGCTGGCGTTTTGCAAAGAATAGGAGATGAACTTCCGGACGACTGGGGAGGAGATGCGATGAGGAGTGGAGCGTCAACTATAAGAAGTTTAGGTAAAAATTTAAGTAGTAATATAGTAAGTGCTGCAAATCGTATACCCGCAGGTACGCCGGAAATGCCATCTACCGCTAGGCGCGCCGCTTTGCCTTCAGGTGCGGGTGTTGTACCTGGACCTCCACCCGCACCTGATGGTGGAGGTGGTACTACCGGTAGTGTAGTATCAGTGGGAGGATCCAAATATGAGTATATCACCACCACTATAATTAAACGAGTCGGAGATAAAACAGATGCAGCTAAAAATAGTTGAAGTTGACCTGAGTGAGAATGGTCAAGCTATTTACGACCGTCTTGTAGAAACACGGGTAATGAGCTAATGGATATTAGTAGTTAAGAGGCCCAAGACGAGCCTCTTAAAATGAACTACGCATAGAGAGAAGAAGTCGTTATGTCTCTTCAGCTAACTTCTTGAAGAAGGACATATCATCATCATCAGTTGACACTGAGTCGTGCGATGGCGTTGATGAAGAACCAAAGGTATCTTCTGCCTCAGTAACATCATCTGCAAACGACTGATTACTAGACGATACAGCTTCTAGACCGAGAACACGAGTCATTTTAGTTTTGAGTTCTACATAAGTCTTGAAGTTTTTAGCATCAATAAACTCTTGAAGAGAAAACTCTTTACCCCAAACAGTTTCGCGCTCATCATCTTCATCTAACAATGCAGACGGTGAACCAAACTCGGACTTATCGTAATTACGATAACCTTCGAAGTTGCGAATCTTCATACGGAAGTTTGCACCTTCCCACAAGTCAAATGGGTTAACTGGAGACTCGTCATCGAACTCCGGATGCATCAGGTCGTTAATCTTATCAAAGATTTTCTTACCGTACTTGTAAAGGTAAACATTACCTTCACGTTCTGGTCGTGCTGGATCTTTCACAACATAAATGTTGCTGATGTAAGAAAGACGACGTTTCTGTGCGCGAGCTTGTTCTTTACCGGCGTCATCACCACGATTCCAAAGCATCGTGTTGTGTTCACCAACTGGATCTTGTTCACCAAGAGTAGTCAGAGAGTTTTCGATGTACCAACCACCAGGACCTTGGAAACCATGTGAGAACAGACGAACCCATGGTAGACTCTCGCCTTGTGGCGCTGGTAGAAAACGGACGATTGCAGAGCCATTACCTGCTTTATCTACTTCTGGTTGCCAGAAGCGATCATCGCCAGCGGCCCTTTCACCGGACTGCATCTTGTTTGTTTCTTGTACGATTTTATCGTACAGTGACTTTTTGTTTTTCTTCATATCTGCGAATGTATTCATAAGTAATTACTCCGTATTGCGTTGTATTGCGTTGTATGTTGTTTTGTTCAACTGGTCCAGTATAACATATTTTAAATCGTTTGTCAACCATCAATTGGTAATGTTGCGTACATTGTATTATCTTTTAATAAACGATTTCCTTTTGCTTCTATTTCAAGGAGCTCCATTATCTTCTTATTGCGATTTAAAAGAGTGGCCGCAGTTTCTATTTCCATTTCATTTTCTTGGCAATAATGTAGGACAGCATCCATAATGTCCATTCTGCGCTCTTTTACAAGTCGTTCAATCTTTATACAAAAACTATTTGAATCTATCATGTCACCTCACATTTTTTCACGTTCTTGTTTTTCCCAAAAACGCAATTGTTTTTTAATATAATCTTTTATCATATAGGCCATTGATACATCACGCTTAACACATTCAATATGAAAACGACGTTTTAAGGCCTTCTCAATTCTCATATCTAATTTATCATCATGACCTTTCATCTTCTATAAAATATATGATTACCTATCGTTACGGTTCCTTTCACTTTATTCATCCAACGTGGACGAATTTGTTTTGTGTGAAAATACATCGCACCAAATGTAGGATCCTTATATTCACCTCCCATTATCTTTGCACTTAAAATTCTTATACTCTTATATAGTTTCTTATTTCTTGGTTTATCTGATATTTTGTCCTGTGTCCAAGAAAACTGACGATGTTGATAAACAACTTTACAAATTGAACTAGGATACAGTTTTGATTTTACACGATTCAGTGTAACATGTCCAACTGCTATCTGACCTAGTTTTGATTCTCCTCTTGCCTCATGATAGATGTTTAATGATAAACAATCTAGTGGCGTAGCAGCTAAGACAGCTGCTACCATAATTTCTTTAGACATATTACTTCTTATCGATAAACTCTTGTAACTTAGTTGCTTGGTTTATGATTTCTTCAGGAGTAAACATCTTAGGAAGATATTGAATATAATCTCTGTATAACTCCTTATTCTGTTCTGCTGCATCAAACAACAATGTGTGATATGCAGAAACATTTGTTTCATATTGCTTATCAAGCATATCTTTTGCCATTTGTAAAAGATCAAACCTTAGTTCATAGGGATTCTTACTCATCTTAGATTCCTCCATAACCTGCCCTACGCAGCCTTGCATCAAGGTCTGCACGGTCAACAGCTGATTCTAGATTGACACGGTGACGATTGTAGTAGATTGCTGAACGTGTTACAGCTTCTCTTTCTCTTGCTGCAATCCAAGACTTGAACCAATTTTTAATTTTACTCATAACTTTTCTCCTGTGTGTGTTGTGTGTGTAAAATGGGCCCTTTGAGTAACAAGGTGGAAACCCATACCCCGTGAGGTTTACGCGGCTAGCGCAAAGTCCTCAGTATAAACGTCATCGTTTGCGTTTAGTTTAGTTTGCTAGTTTTACATCATTCGCCTGATGAATCGTCAGTTTACCTTATCTCACCACGTCGAAACCTTGTCTGCCCCATAAAAAGTAATCTCTGATGGAAGACCTCTTTCTCTACAGTCTTGTCGTCAGCGCTAACTATCCATCACCAGGGGTGTATGGTTGAGATTACTTTTGGTGGAGCAGGGGAGAATCGAACTCCCGTTCGCAATGCCTCCAGTTTACATCATACGATCATATTTCCTATTTATGTATCCATTATACCACATTCAAGAATGTTTGTCAACCCCTTTGTAATCAGGTAACCCAAAAGGTTTTAAATTTAATCGTAAATCATATTTTTCAGTGTCTAGTAACACAGATTTCTTGCCCGCCTTCTTACTCTTAACAAAAGTGTACTTACCTGTACCACCTTTCTTCGCCTTGCGCATTTTTTTTCTTAAATCTAAATTCATTGCAATTTCATATACTCTGGGACGTTTTGATCCCTCTTCCTTTACCCACACTAAAAGTTTCTTTTCTTCTGGTAGTACCATATAATCAACCATCTTAAATTTCTCAGGCAACTTATTTGTAACAAAAGGATAACCTAGTATAGAAGGTAAAACACTCCACACGTATCCTAAAAAAACCATAACAAGTACAACGACAAAACTACCAAGCTTGTGTGAATTTTTACGATTGTAAACAGAAACTATTAAAAAATATATTTGAAATGATACTATAAAAGTAAGAGCTAAGAGTATTCCGAAGGAATCTGTATTTTCAAGAATATTGTCCATTAGAATCCTCTGAAATTATTATTCGAATGCGGAATTGCTCGTAAAGTTTTCTGTGCAAAAAATTGACCATGATCATTATGAAATTCGTGTATTTCTTCATTATCTATGCGAAATGAAACTAAATCCCTTTCTTCCCAAGGAATGTTCAGATTTAGTTTTCTTTGGTACAAAATCCTATACGGATTTAGTCCTACTATCGTAACCTCAACTTCATCATCAATTGATGGCGACCGTTTATTATATAAATGTAAATTCACATAATAATCTCCATCTTCCGGATAACCTCTAGCTGTAACTACTTCTCGGTTAATTTCAATCTTGCGAATTTCACCAGTTGAAGTTTCATATGTATCTATATTTAATCCCGTATCATCTCTATCTAAAAAGAAAGGTGCTTTTTGTTTTTGTCTAAAATGTAAAGGCGTGCCTTTACCTTCTGTTTTTAACCAAACATCTATATCATTATTACTATTTTTTGTCCACTCGACAGTAATAATAAATTCAGCTTTCTTAGGCGCATCCGATTTCTTTGTCGGCGGGTTCATATGTATCACCGCGATGATAGCAATAATAACAAAAACTGTGAGAAGATTAAAGAGGAAATCTAAAAATGCAATATCAAATTTAGTCTGATGTGAAGAACGCATATTCCACAGCCTTCATAGTTTTATCCCATAACAAAAGTTGCATCTTTAATAATAAAGAAGTGATTACTCCTACTAATGTGGTTATCATCGCAATGGATACACCCGTAGACATTTGTTGTATGCCCTTTGCTGCGTCTGAGGCATTCGTTAAATCAAGTCCGAATAAAGAACCTATGGCAACCATAAGACCTATTAGAGTTCCTAACATGCCCACGGTTATAAGATTTTCTGATATAAAGATTGGCCAATCACACGATTCTGGATGTTTTCCAAAAATCATGTGGCCACCTATCCAAAAAGTCGCAATTACATAAAGACATATAATACCAAAGGATATTCGCGTCATATCATATTCTACTAAAAATGAAAACAAATCATATCCCCATCCAGCCGTTACATATATCCAAAGAACGATTGTACATTGTAAAAGCAACCAGAGATTAAATCTCCATCTAATTTTCATTTTTAACCGGTCCTATTGTTTCACCGAGATTCTGCTTTCCATATTCTAACATACAATGTATGTCTTTGCCATTCGTTCTCACAACAATAAATTCAGTTGAAGATTCGTTGTGGAAGAATAAAATATAAGCATTATTTACTAATTGGGATTTTCCACTGAATTTAGAAATTTCTAATCCCTTTTCTTTAAGAAAGATACCGAATACATTTGAGTTCATACAATAGGATGGAGACGGCACTAGTTTCATTTTCATTTTTTTCTTTTCGGGTTTTTTTGGTTCTTCTTTATCAAATTTCTTCCAAAAAGGATCTGGAACTGGTGTTTGTGCGTTTACATTAAACACGAATGTTGCTAAAAGTACGATTCCGATAAAGGGTAACATTTTCATAAGACTGACCTTTTTGTGAAAAAATCATGATTAATATAATCACTATGACTTGATAGAAAAAATTGAGGTTTATCATTCTCAACAGCAATCAAAATTATGTTGTGGTGAATTTCATCACCATACATTTCTTCAAACATATAAGAATAAGCTGCACATTGTAAAAAATAATCTTCGATCCATTCTTTCTTTTTAGGTTTCGAAGATGTTTTAAAATCTATGATACAACGAAAACCGTCACAGTTAGCAATACAATCTACTTGTCCTGCTAATTTATATTTATGTGAGAATAAAAATGCTTCTTGTAAATAGACAGACGTAATATTAGTATCAAGATATGGTTTGACGCTGTTAAACATTTCAATCACATTAGGCATCTCACCACGAGTATAATATTCATTACCTTCTAAATATTTTTCTATAACAGCGTGTACTCTAGTTCCTCTATGCGAAGCAATTCTGCTGATACGATCAGCTTCTTCTTCACCGACTCTTTTCCGCCATTCTTGTAATGATTTTTTCTTTTCGGGATTTTTACCAAGAGCCGTAGTTATACTCTCATAAGTTTCATCTGTTCCTGGTATTTTGTACCTACGTCCTTCTGGTGTAGTCGTCCTTTCCATAGGATATGGTTCGTATTTCATTATTTCTTTCCACGAAAATGTTTATTAACAAGATTTCTACGCACAACAGACTTACTATCTTTTGTGCCATGTTTTTCAGCTAATGGAGAATAAGGATTTGATTCCGCAACTCTAGATAGAGTTTCGTTCCAACCAGCATCTGTTTTATCTTTAATACTAACACCAGTAACAATCATGGGTGATTGTGGTACTTGTTTTACATGTGTATTTTCTTTTAGAAATTCTGTCATCGTGCTGATAGAACAAAGTTCTTCCCAATACTCATCTTTTTCAGTATCATGGAAAATATATGTCGGCATCATTCTTCTCCTACATAATATTGCATCATAAGTTTAAACATTTTTTGTTCTCTACTGTATTCATTCTTATATAGTTCAGAAAAACCAGCCTTTGGATGTACGCGATTCAGTTCAAACTTACCGCACCAATAATCCGATTCATAAACATAATTTACTGTAGGATAATATCTACATTCACCAATCCTTTCATCCCTATAAGAAGTTTCTATCGGATAATAATAAACGCACTTATCACAAGACCATTTTTCTGGATTTGTGTATTCACTCATTATCGGTACTTCTTTTCCACGTTATAGTAATGGTTTGATTTCTATCAAACTCAATCTTCACATCATCACTTACACCGATTCGTTGAGCTCTTACAAGATCGATTAACATTTCACGGGTAATCACAAGTTCATTATACTCAACAGTTTTACGTTTTACACTCTTATCAAGAGTCATGCTGCTTCACTCCACCAAATACGAAAATATTAATTTAAATTCACCTTTACATTATCACTTATCGGAGCATATACCTTCGTACTGTTAGGATATGCGAAAATGAAATTTACATCCGGATTTGTTTCAATCAACCAAGCCAGAAATCTCATACGACCACGGGTATCTCGTAACACGGCTCTTGTTTCCATTTCATAACCGTTAGTACCATCATATAGATTTGATACAGCAACATTATCGTCCACAACGAGAAAATCAAAACCAAAACAAATCAGTTCTGTATAACCCATTTGTATTGCCTGTTGCATTGCAACCATACCGGCGTTTGATCTTGGCGTTTGTCCTGAAGTTATACCATAAACACCAAGAGGTTCATATCGTTCTTCTTCTGGTGGAAAAATGCACCGATTTAAATGTGTGTATGATTGTTTAATTTCTTCAATTATCTTATCGTCAATGGCTACAAGATAATCGGGGTCAAAATCACGATACAGCGCATTACAACCGAAGATTGTGCCTACATCACGGAGTGCTTCTAAATTAAGGTCTTTCCGAGAAGCACCATTACCTATAATGTAAGCTGTATTCGTTTTCATCTGTATCAAAATTCTCATAATGTTTTTTAGAACTACGAATTTTTCTCATATTCTTTTGATTTTTTCGTTTATTTTTTACATTACTGTAATTTCCATCATAGTCATCATCAAACGATTGCTTTGAGTTACGGAATGTCTTACCCATTGTACTATTTTTCTACCTCCCATTGTTGGGCTAATTGTGGATATGCGTCTAAAAACAACGATTTTGTCAATGTTTTGAATGGCATTTTTCTTTCTTTAATTTCAAGTAACAGTTTTGCGTCATCCGGATCCATTGCTTCAAGATACTCAATGAATATCTGTTCTCTTTTTGCAGAGCGCAAATTATCGTATCCATTGTTTTGTAAAAATACACCAAACTTACGCGCAGATTGAATCAATACGCCTTGTGTGTCAGCTTCTTTAGGTTGTGGTTTATACGGCGGCGCGCCTTCTGGCAACAACCATATGTATTTTGGATTAAAACACAAATCAATAATTGGACCAATTTGATCATAAACTTTTCGTAGTTCTGTAATTTTTTCGCCCTTTTTTCTCAACTTGGATACTCGTTCAAGTATCTCACAAACACCTTCGGCCATTTAAAACTCCTATATTACAAATAAAATATGAATCGCGATGTTGGTAGCATCCATTCATTCCAATTCTGTTTAAAAATCTTGCATCGATTCCATTAAACCTTTCATCTTATTTTTGATAAAATAGTTCATTAATAAACTACGATCATTTTCTTCGTAGTTCTCGTATATGGTATTTACTTCACCATGTATCCATGCGGGTATCTTACTTAAATCGACCAAAGCTTCATTACGACGATATCCACGCAACATTTCTTCATCACAAAAATTTTCAGGTTCCATGTTTACCCATGCATTAAGTTTATATTTACGAATTGGTTTTTGTCTTTTATTTAAAACAAATGTATCATCAGCTGATAAAAAATTAGGAACACCATCGCCTCTATCACCTTTCATAATATGTTCTTTAATATAGGTTGATGGATTATTGTGATTTATAAATTTCTTTTGCGTAGGACTATATTGTCTCACATTACCATATTTTTGTAACTGCACAAAATCTTTATCTGATGATAGAATTAAAATCTTTTCGCCATACGAAACTGTTTCGTTACCATGAATCCAGCAAATGGCTGCAATAACATCATCTGCTTCCGCTCGTTCTATTTGAATTACTTTGTACGGGAAATATTCTTTGAGCTCATCGCGCACACCATTTAATGTTTGAAAAATAACATTCCAGTCAAGGCCGCTTTCTTCACGGTCCTTCTTACGATGAGCTTTGTAATAGGGGAAAACATCTTTACGCCAATAGTTCTTATCGTCACAACAAATGACAAGTTCGCCATATTCGTTATGAAATTTAACACGATAAGAACGTAATGTGTTTAGTATCATGTGCCGAATAAGTTCGGGATCGAACAGTGATGTATCCGACGCAGCGAAGTTATCGGGTATGCCTCTAATAGCAGGAGAGTATCGTATTTGCTGCATTAGGTTAGAAATCATTACTTGGTTTAAATCCACGAGTATCAAATTAGTGTCCATCCTATAGTATTTATTCTTCGTCGCTTCGAGTCTTCGTTTTTTGCTCTATATCCACCAAAACCATTCGTGTTTATTGGTGGCACATTTTGGCCCCTGTAACGCTTTAAATCAGAGGCCAATAAATCATTCTCTTCATAGAAGGTATTAAATCTACCGAAAAGAACATGTGAACTACCTCGCGGGTCAATCACTGGTTAAAATCAATATATGTATTTATACTTTATTGATTTTAATCAAGTTGAGAATCATCGTCTTTCGCGTCTTCTTTCACACTATTAACTATATCTAGTATATGTGGAGTCATAGAATCTTCAAGGTCGCACGTATGTGCCCATGCGCTTCTAGCAATTGTTAACACATAACCCATTACAATTTCAAGATCCTCATTGTCGATCATAACCTCATGATATCCTAATTCTTCTGACATATAAGAAAGAAAACACTCAAATGCCTCGTCAACGTTTGAATATGTTATATCAAGAAGATTTTCTGGTTCGGTTTCTGGAGTAGAAATTGACTTTCTACTCGTAAAATCAATTACATTATTTGTGTTCATTTCACAATTCGTATAAGTATCGTATCTTTATTTATACGACCTTTCGGAATCTCTCCTTTTGTAGTCAGTTCATTCATTAATTTACGCAATACTATTTTACCGCCATTTTGCACCTTTGTCAAAACCTCTTTTGGTTTACGCAGACGTTTTACCATAGATTCTGTTTCGGAATAGTTCTGTAGTGTCGTTCCTTTCACACTGAACCCAGATTTATCAGCTGATACAAATTTTGTCAGTTTCTTATACTTAACATTGTAAGTCCACAACTGGCCGGCACCGATAATATCACTAGGATTAATACTGGCCAACTGCAATTCTGCAAAATTTCGCATAAATTGTAATTTTTCAATCTGTTTTGTTGACGTGACGACCCTTTTCTTACGAGTGCGACGAATTTTCTTACCATTGTTCGTATAAGTAAGAATATCAGCGTGAATTGTCTCTAAAAACGCAATCAATTTACGAATATGCAACGGTTTTAGATGTTTGTAACCTTCCACCAACTGCTTGTCTTTCTTCAACAAGACTTCCTGCAATTCCGCAATCAAATCATCATAAACTCCGATCATTTTCTTCGCAATCATCGGTTTAACTTCGTTTTTTGTCAAATATTCATATGCAGAAAACTTACTTTTAAACTTATTGGCTAAAAATTCGTCAATTTGACCTTCGAACTCACCCATAAACTCGCGAGTTTTTATTAAAACGCGATCTTGAATGGAAACAACCTTCCTTTTCTCTACACCTTCCTCTTTTTTCGCACGACCTTGAGCCCTTTGTAGTAATTTTTCAATACCGGTATCAAATTTTTCACGGCTTTTTGTCGGAAAATTACATCCGAGACTAGCCATTCGCGAAAAATAACACAAAGTTGGTGGAATTTCACTATCAGACAACAAATCCAACAGTTCCAACTCAGACAAATCACGAATGTAGTTATTCTTTAACAAAACTACTGCTTTCTTATTGTCATAAAAATAATTATACCAGTTAAGAGCTCTTATAATTTCATTTTGTGTAACTTCAACATCACTATTCCATACAGGCTCATCGCCCAATGCGGTCTTATCGTAACTCTTAGGTAGTTTTACTGTTGATTTTTTAACCATTTTTTAACTTCCGCAACTTACAATCAATATATTTTCTTCTTCATTCATTTCAAACTTTATCATTTTCTATATCACCAATTCTACATCCTACACTCCTATATAACTCAATTACCTTATCTCGCAATACATATGGATTCATCGCACCTTTTGATTCCTTCATGATAAAGGTTACCATATCCTCATGACTCTTATCATGCCACTCTGGACACTTCTTCGTATACTTTGCAGCATATATAATAAAGAGTTCAAAATTACTCTTCAATGCGTATCTCATATTAAACATATAATTATCATCGTAACACAGCTATTATATCACACTCTGAACCATTTGTCAACCCCTTTTTGAGATTATTTTTTATATTCTTATAAGAACGTAAGAACCCTAAGAAAAAACCCCTTATAAATCAACCACTTACGCTAAGTCATTGATTCCATTGAGAATTTAGTAGTTGACAAATGGGTCAGAGTGTGATATAATGGTATCACCATTTACACAATGAGAGTTAAAGAGTGAAAGCACGTAAAACTGTCAATATCGAATTCCTTATCGACCAAGTCAATTCCATGATACTCAATTCAGTTGATTCGGCTCGCGACGAAAGAATCGCGCTTGGTCTCTTTATTGAAAGGGTCCTTATGGAACACGGTTGTTATAAAGGATTCCGTTACCTTGACGAAATCGATATGGAAAAATCAACTAACGGTATGTCTAACGGTATCCGTAGAAATACAGATGGTGATAAGTGGGAGGATATCGATCACTCAAGAGTAATGTACGCAGCATGATTATCGCAAAAGAAACTACAGATTGGGATTGGAATCATACATATCTATTATCTGATGATAAAATGAAATGTCATGGTTATTGGAAATGGCAAGATAAGAATGACTATCATAAATTTTCAGTTCCAATAAAATTTGATAAACGCAAAAGAAAGTTCCAATATAAAAAGGTAAAGTAAATGTCATTGATGAGAGATTTGGTAGATGTATATCACATTATTGATGATAATGGAGAAAAGTTTGTTTGTGGTGAAAACGAATATACCTTCGAGGAATTCTGTTTAGCTCTTGAATACGAGGGTTTAACGACAGAAGATTTTGAACTGATTAATGAGGGTTCCGAAGTGGAGTCGGTAACCGATTGTATTGCTATTTGGAGAATTAAATAATGATTGTGAAATTAACGAAAGAACAGGAAGCTAAATTACCGACATATGTTGAGAAATATCTCAATGTGGGCTTGAATACTGACCGAATGGATAAGGCCGCCGCGACAGCAGCTGTGAAGTTGGCTTATGAAAGGGCAGGCCTGCCGATGCCGGAAGAGGTAATCTTTTGCACTGGTCCATTTGATTCAGATAAGAAAATTAAATACATTTCGGATGGCAAATTTAATGCGTTAAGTGGTGCTTACTTCGGTTCATTTAATGCGGCTCAGATATCTTATATACAATTTATGAATAACGAATTTGGTGATGAGCTTGAAGATGCGGGAGTGAATTTGCGTCTAATTGAAGGAATAACTAATATAACACATTATTGTGGTATCGTTAACATGTTTGATACTCATGTGTTTATTTCGGAACGTCCGATTGTCATTCGTTTTGATGATAGAAATCTGTTGCATTGCGAGGATGGTCCTGCTATTGCATACGAAGATGGATTTACTGTGTATTCTTGGCACGGTCAACGTGTACCGAAGACGTGGATCGAAGAAGGTGTTTCTGCAAAAGAAGCTCTGACTTGTGAAAACATTGAACAGCGCCGTGCGGCGTGCGAAATTGTTGGGTGGGATAAAATACTTGACGATTTGAATGTCGAAGTAATACATGAAGATGGTGACCCAGAGATCGGTACTCTGGTTGCTGTGGATATTCCAGATATTGGACGTGAACATTATTTACGTGTAAAATGTGGTACTGGTCGCGGTTTTGCTATACCAGTACCGCCTGAATGTAAAACTGCGCTTGAAGCGAATGCGTGGACATATGGTCTTGAATCTTATGAATATCGACCTGAAGTAAGAACTTAATAGGAGAAAAAATATGAAAACTTTTAAAAATATGGCGGCCCAGGGTGATTTTTTGATCATTCGAGTAAACGAATTACCTGAAGAATTGTATCCATGTGATATGAAAGACGGTAAATGGGTGGTTGCACACAGCGAAACTGGACACAATCATGTTATGGAAGCAGAACGTGTTCAAATGTTTAAAATAGAACTGAAGGACGACGATGCTGTTTTTGAGTTGTATCTGAATGTAGAAGAAGATACACCAATCGAGCATATTCGTTCCTACGATACACATGAGACTTTGAATGTTCCAAAGGGTTTGTACAAAATCCGTCGTCAACGTGAATACACGAGCGCAGGATGGCGCCGAGCTGCCGATTGATTGTAGAATCGGGTCAACTGATAAAAAAAGGGGGCCCCCCCTTTTTTTATAAAAAGTATTCCAATCTGGTTATAATGAAACAAGTCTCTGACTAAGTCCGTTGGCAAGTCTATCGACAAGTAAAAGAAAATCTTAAATGAAAGAAGTCTCTAACCAAGTCTCTAAACAAGTCTCTGACCAAGTCTCTCGCCAAGTCTCTGACCAAGTCTCTGGCCAAGTCTATCGACAAGTCTATGACCAAGTCCGTGACCAAGTCCGTGACCAAGTCTCTCGCCAAGTCCGTGGCCAAGTAAAAGAAAACCTTAAATGAAACAAGTCTCTAACCGAGTCTCTGGCCAAGTCGATGACCAAGTCGATGACCAAGTCTCTGGCCAAGTCTATTGGCAAGTCCGTGGCCAAGTCTCTGGCCAAGTCTATCGACAAGTCTATCGACAAGTCTCTGACCAAGTCTGTGACCAAGTCTCTGACCAAGTCTATGCCCAAGTCTTTGGCCAAGTCTTTGGCCAAATCGATGACCAAGTCTTTGACTAGGTGGAGTAAGAAGTGCTTGTACATATATTGGTGCAAGAAGATTTAAAGATATACCTACAAAAACTTCAATAAACTATTGACTTTAAAGGTCAACTATGTTAATATATAAAGAGTGTGAAAGCACTATTTTTTATTGTCTAACTTATAGGAGATTTAAATGAACAATGAAGACTCTAGACCTTAAACAATTCGCAGACGACAGAAGAATACCTATAATGGATTCTATTCAATTTAAAAATTGGACAGATGAAATAGGTAAAGAAAAATTTAGAGAATTATTATCTGAATATATTGCTGAACATAAACCAGAATTTCCTTTAAGTGTAATTTCATATGAGGAAATGAAAGACAATATAATAAAATTAAGTAATTTTGATACAAGTAAAATATGTACACCTAAAGACCAATCAGATAAAGTTGTGGGTGAAAAATATGATGACTATGAATATCCATATTCAAAATATGGTTTAGGTATTATAGATTCACCTGCTTATTATAATAAGTGCAGTAATTATTTTCATCAACATTTAAGATTAAATTGTTCATGTTATAGTTTTAGAGCACCAGTTGAAGTTTGGACAAGTGGTAATGCAAAAGAAATATGGAAAATTTTAGGTGCATTATGGAGAGGTGTAAATAGTACTAAAGATTTATCAGATAAAAGTTATAGAGAAGCAATAAGATTAGGTACATATATTGCAACACAATTTAAACCACTTGTTGCTAAAACAATATATGATATGACAAAAGCGAACACCGTATTAGATACCAGTTGTGGTTGGGGAGATAGACTTGCTGGTTTCTTTGCTAGTAATGCAACAGAATATTATGGTAGTGATCCAAATCCAAATACATATAAACAATATATGAAACAGATTGAGGAGTATAGTAAATTTTTTCCTAACAAGAAAGTTAAGATATACAATTGTGGTGCAGAAGATTTACCTTATGATGAACTACCAGATATAGATTGTGCCTTTACAAGTCCACCTTATTTTAGTACAGAAGAATATAACAAAGGTGGAGAGAAAGAAGAAAATCAATCTTGGTTCAAGTTTAATGAATATGAAAAATGGAGAGGCGATTTCTATTTACCAGTTGCAGAAAAAACTTTAAGTAAAAGTAAGTTTATGTTAGTTAACATTATGGATCCTAAAGTTAAAAATGTTAGATACAGGTCAAGTGATGAATTAATAAATAGACATAGAGATAAGTTTCTAGGTCAAATTGGTATGAGAATTAAGCAACGACCTAAAAGTGATAAGCTATTTAAAGATGATAAAGAAAAAGCTGACTTTAGATCCAAAACATATATAGAAAATGTATGGTGTTTCGGACCAAAAGATTATGATTTCTTTGAGTCAAGCAGAAAAGCGACATTGGAGAATTTCTTATGTTAGGAAAAGGAATGCCGATAAACAAAAAAGATTACGAAGATTTAAAACCTTATTACGATTACCAAAGAAAAGTTGCCTATAATAAAGAGCGAGTTATGAATATGGCAATGAATTTTGAAGGTCGTATATTTGACCAATATGGTCCAGTCAAGTCTCTCGCCAAGTCTCTAACCAAGTCTATCGACAAGTAAAAGAAAATCTTAAATGAAACAAGTCTCTGACCAAGTCTTTGACCAAGTCCGTAAACAAGTCTCTAACCAAGTCTATGACCAAGTCTATCGACAAGTCTCTGACCAAGTCCGTGACCAAGTCTTTGACCAAGTCTATCGACAAGTAAAAGAAAACCTTAAATGAAACAAGTCTCTGACCGAGTCTCTAAACAAGTTTTTGGCCAAGTCTCTGACCGAGTCTCTAAACAAGTTTTTGGCCAAGTCTTTGACCAAGTCTCTGGCCAAGTCTATCGACAAGTCTCTGACCAAGTCTCTGACCAAGTCTTTGACCAAGTCTTTGACCAAGTCTATCGACAAGTAAAAGAAAACCTTAAATGAAACAAGTCTCTCGCCAAGTCTCTTGGCAAGTCTATGACCAAGTCTATGGCCAAATCTATGACCAAGTCTCTAAACAAATCTCTGACCAAGTCTATGACCAAGTCTATCGACAAGTCTCTGACCAAGTCTTTGACCAAGTCTCTGACCAAGTCTGTTGGCAAGTAAAAGAAAATCTTAAATGAAACAAGTCTTTAACCAAGTCTCTCGCCAAGTCTCTTGGCAAGTCTATGACCAAGTCTCTGACCAAGTCTCTAAGCAAATCCGTAAACAAGTCTCTGGCCAAGTCTCTGACCAAGTCTCTGACCAAGTCTATTGGCAAGTCTCTGGCCAAGTCTATGACCAAGTCTATCAACAAGTAAAAGAAAATCTTAAATGAAACAAGTCTCTGACCAAGTCTCTTGGCAAGTCTTTGACCAAGTCTCTAAGCAAATCCGTAAACAAGTCTCTGACCAAGTCTCTCGCCAAGTCTCTAAACAAGTCTATTGGCAAGTCTTTAACCAAGTCCGTGACCAAGTCTTTAACCAAGTCTATTGGCAAGTAAAAGAAAATCTTAAATGAAAGAAGTCTCTAACCAAGTCTCTAAACAAGTCTCTGACCAAGTCTCTCGCCAAGTCTCTGACCAAGTCTCTCGCCAAGTCCGTGACCAAGTCTCTTGGCAAGTCTTTGGCCAAGTCTATTGGCGAGTCTTTGACCAAGTCTATCGACAAGTAAAAGAAAACCTTAAATGAAACAAGTCTCTGACCAAGTCTCTAAACAAGTCTCTAAACAAGTCTTTAACCAAGTCTATGACCAAGTCTATGACCAAGTCTCTAACCAAGTCTATGACCAAGTCTATGACCAAATCTATGACCAAATCTATGACCAAGTCTCTCGCCAAGTCTATCGACAAGTCTATGGCCAAGTCTATCGACAAGTAAAAGAAAACCTTAAATGAAACAAGTCTCTAACCAAGTCTCTGGCCAAGTCTTTAACCAAGTCTATGACCAAGTCTATGACCAAGTCTCTAACCAAGTCTATGACCAAGTCTATGACCAAATCTATTGGCAAGTCGATGTCCAAGTCTTTGACCAAGTCCGTGACCAAGTCTATCGACAAGTAAAAGAAAACCTTAAATGAAACAAGTCTGTTGGCAAGTCTCTGGCCAAGTCTCTAAAGTCTCTAACCAAATCCGTAAACAAGTCTCTGGCCAAGTCCGTGGCCAAGTCCGTGACCAAGTCTCTAAACAAGTCTTTAACCAAGTCTATTGGCAAGTAAAAGAAAATCTTAAATGAAACAAGTCTATGACCAAATCTATGACCAAGTCTCTCGCCAAGTCTATCGACAAGTCTATGGCCAAGTCTATGACCAAGTCTCTGACCAAGTCTCTGACCAAGTCTATGACCAAGTCTGTTGGCAAGTCCGTGACCAAGTCTATTGGCAAGTAAAAGAAAATCTTAAATGAAACAAGTCTCTAACCAAGTCTTTGACCAAGTCTATGACCAAGTCTCTAACCAAGTCTCTTGGCAAGTCGATGACCAAGTCTATTGGCAAGTCTTTAACCAAGTCTATGACCAAGTCTCTTGGCAAGTCGATGACCAAGTCTGTGACCAAGTCCGTTGGCAAGTCTATCGACAAGTAAAAGAAAATCTTAAATGAAACAAGTCTCTAACCAAGTCTATTGGCAAGTCGATGACCAAGTCTATGGCCAAGTCCGTGGCCAAGTCTCTGACCAAGTCTCTGACCAAGTCTATGACCAAGTCTGTTGGCAAGTCCGTGACCAAGTCTCTAACCAAGTCTATCGACAAGTAAAAGAAAACCTTAAACCTTAAATGAAAGAAGTCTATGACCAAGTCTATCGACAAGTCTTTTGGCAAGTAAAAGAAAACCTTAAATGAAAGAAGTCTATCGACAAGTCTATCGACAAGTAAAAGAAAACCTTAAATGAAAGAAGTCTATGACCAAGTCTATTGGCAAGTCTATTGGCAAGTCCGTGGCCAAGTCCGTAAACAAGTCTCTGACCAAGTCTATGACCAAGTCTCTAAACAAGTCTTTAACCAAGTCTCTAAACAAATCTATGACCAAGTCGATGACCAAGTCTATCGACAAGTAAAAGAAAACCTTAAATGAAAGAAGTCTATGACCAAGTCTCTAAAGTCTCTAACCAAATCCGTAAACAAGTCTCTAACCAAGTCACTGACCAAGTCACTGAACAAGTCTATCGACAAGTCTCTTGGCAAGTCGATGACCAAGTCTATTGGCAAGTCTTTGACCATCTTTGGCCAAGTCGATCGGCAAGTAAAAGAAAACCTTAAACCTTAAATGAAAGAAGTCTATGACCAAGTCTATCGACAAGTCTATCGACAAGTCTATCGACAAGTCTTTGACCAAGTCTGTGACCAAGTCTATGCCCAAGTCTCTGACCAAGTCTATCGACAAGTCTTTTGGCAAGTAAAAGAAAACCTTAAATGAAAGAAGTCTATCGACAAGTCTATCGACAAGTCTTTGGCCAAGTCTGTGACCAAGTCTGTGACCAATTATGCCGTATGTGTGCAGATAAGTCGGTCGCAGCGTTTGCTAAAACTTAAATCAGACTAACTAATCATTAGGTAAAAACGACCTCTGCACCTTTCCGGTTTTTTTTCTTTACGATATATGAAAACTTCTGGAGTCCAGGGAGAGTCCAGAGTGTAAAACAGCCGAAGTAAAAACGTCTCCTGGTATTTAAAATTTTGCATGCAACTCTCGCACACGCGCGCGCGCCGGTGGGCATTTTTTTCGGTTTTCTGTCGCTTTCCGACAAGAAGCTGTCGCATCCAGATAAGACTTTATGTCCAACCATGTTATAATGGCCACACTGAACGAAACGAACCGGTGAGACAGAA